TTTAATTTCTTAGCATCCATTTCTTTATACAAATACTTCTTTAAAATAACATTTATAAGAGCATCTGCAAATTCATCAGCGTTATCATTCATCACTTCAATGAATTTATTCCATAATCTATTATTAGATTCAGCTAATTTAGCATTAACAAAATTTCTCATTGAAGGACCACGATATGATTTTAATGCACCTTTTTCTGGATCCCAATTATATCCTTCTTTATGTAATTTTAGAAATTGAGGATGAGCAGATCCTTTTAAATTGATATAATTTTTTACAGCAAATTTTTGTTTATCTTTTTTACTTCCAGTAAACAATTCTTTTTTACCTACAGAAGATTTTGCCCAAGCATCAAAATCTTTTTTTGTTTTGAATTTTTGGCCAGATTGATTATTAATATCTTGCCATCTTATTAGACCTTCATTAATAGCCTCAACAACTACAGAGGCAAAGTAATCTGTTCTTGCTGCTGATAGTGATTCTTTAATCTTTTTAAATTCAGCATTTGTTGGGTCAGCCAATACAGAATCAAAAGCCTTATTAATTAATGTTGGATCACCACCAGTAACACTTTTCTTTTTTTTCAAAGAGACACCATAAAACATCTTCATATCATCAGAAACAAGAATGTCAGATGAGTTGTAATCTTCAAAACCATAAGCACTAACTTTAAACATCTCTACTTGTTTTGGCCAAACATTACCAGTCATAAAAACATCGGGAATTTTATTTAAAGCAATACCCATATGTTTTCTAATACCTGTTGCTGCGGACATTGCTACTGCCATATCACCAGCATTTGCTGCTGTCATTAAGTCTAAAAAACCATTTTTAATCTTGGCATCACCAAAATGAACTTTTGTTTTTCCAGCCAATATCTTTTGTTTTGTACTTTCTATTAAATCAATTATCGCACTTTTTCCTTGATGTGCAATATCAACCAATTCTTTAGTCGTGTACTGTAGTGCAGCTGCGGTCATTATTTCTGATGCTTCATATGCCATATAAATCTCCGTTGTTCATTGGAGTATTTATACTACCACAACTATCGTATTATGTCAAGCACAGTTCCATTTGTCCAGACTTCTTGTTCTGTCCTGATGCGTTTTTCTGTTGTTAATGTCTCAAAACGATTCATTGCTTTCTTTCGCCACCACTCTATGATATTGGCCAGATGGTGTTTTTCATAGTTTTCACCAGGTAATAATTTTTCTGTATCGCCATTGACAAACTCTACCATGTTTTTAAACCCATAATCAGAGATGAAGTACCGTTTCTGTTCATTTAGATTCTTGGCATTCTCAATAGTCAATTTAAACTTATCGCCTTCTGGTGTGCCTTTGAGTGCAACCTTAATTAGATTAACCATTGTATTAGATATCTTTAGTTTACGGCTAGAAGCATCAGGTGGTGCCAAATCTTCTCCAATAATATCTTCAATATAATCTTTCAGGTCACTATAAGTTTTGCCATGTAACATAGGCATGAAATCACTATCAGTTAGGCCTTTGAATCTAATCAAAGGTTTCATACCATCATACTGTGATACTGCCTTAGAACTGCCATACAAACTGGTAGTCTCAAACAAACAAGTTGTCATCTTATACTTGTCATCAAGCATCTTACGAACTTCATGTGTAGTACAGATTGCAGCCAATAATTTACCACCAAGATAATTGAAACCAAATGGTTGTGCAGGTACGATAACAAAACCCATAACAGCACAAGCATTGAATCGTTGAGCGCCACCTTCATGTTGTGTGAATACACGACCCAACATATCATTACGAGGTTTGCAATTGATAACAGGAGAACCAAGACGAATGAAACCAACCCACTTCTGAGTTTTCTTTTCAAGTATTGCTAAGCGCAAACAACGACCAGGAATACTTGTCATGTTTGAATGTGAAGAAATCATATTCAAGTAAGTATCCCATCGGTCTTGTGGTAATTCAATGAGTTCAAACTCCATGTCAGCAGGTGACATTGTGAAATCAGAGAACAAGTCTTCTTCAGGTCCCATACCAAAAAGTACAGGTGACCTTTCTGACATTGATGCCACTTTTTGTTCACGCATGTATTCATCAATACGACCAAACTTATCAAAGTAGTCTGAGAATACATTTGCACAATGTAGTGCTTGTTCTTTATTCAACACCATTATTACTTTGTATTAAAATGTTTTTACCAATTTCAAATAGACCAACTGCACCAACAAAATCTTGACAACAGGCTGTGATAACAACTTCACCATCAATTGGATCCATAGAAGCAATTACAAATTCATCTACTTCACCATCATCAATTCGTTTACGAAATGAATCTATGATATCTAATAAATCTTTTTTTCTTTTTGCTTCTGGTAATTCACGGTTTAAATTTACGATTTTCATTTAAACTCTCACTCCCTCAAATTTACTATTGAATTTTCTTTCACGATTACCAAAAGTGTTTATAGGTTTATCTGGTATATCTGTACCACTATCAATGATTCCATTCTGTGCATCAGGTTCAGCATCATATAATTTCATTTTTGACCGGTCAATACCAATCACAAATCGTTTGTAGTTATTTGGGTCAGAATAACGATTCTTCAACTGCTTAACCATAATCTGACCAAGTTGTTCTAGTTCTTCAGTTGTAATCAAAGCAAACATAAAGTCAGCAGTTGCAGGCAGACCAAACGATTCACTTGTATCTTCAAGACCTGGATCACTATTCGTAAAACCACTTCTTGTCGTTTGTGTCGCACTAACAATAGGCACAGCAAACTCAACAGCAAGACCTCGCAACTCTTCAGCGATTGCCTTGATGTATGTGTAACTGTTAACACTATTACCAGGTTTCATACGAGCAGAGGAACAAATATTCAGATAATCAATGAAGATGATTTCTGGTTTAAAGTTCTTCTTCAGATGTAAGTCTTGTAATAAAGACCTGAAATGTAATGTAGAAGCCGAAGCAGTTGGGTATTCTTTAATGATTAGTTTACCTTGCGTTTTGTTTCTTAATACTTCAAACTTGCGGTCATAATCTTGTTTACTAATTGTGTGTAATTCTTGTATATCAATGTTTAGAAGATTAGCATCAATGCGTTCAGCAATTCTTTCTTCTGCCATTTCCATTGTGATATACAGAACATTTCTACCTTGACTGATACAGGAGGCAGCCACATGACACATAAACAAAGATTTGCCAACTCCTGTACCCGCCAAAGCAATATTCAAAGTCTTAACTGGAAGACCGCCTTTTGTAATCTTGTTAAAGAAGTCAAGGTCAAAACGAACACGCTCTTCAACACGATGATAGAAGTCAAAGCGTTCTTCTGCATCGTTAATATAATCGTGACCAATGTGTGAATCAAAAGAAACACCAAGAGCATCACTTAGAAGTTTTGGTATTTCTCCTTTGGATGTCTTGTGATTCTTGTCATCAAGGATAGAAACCGATTCCATGATGGCATTATAGATGGCTTTATCTTGACAGAACTTTTCGGTTTGTTCTATCAGCCATTGTTCTTCGCTTGGGTCTTCTCTGTGTTCGTGAATTTCGTTGAGAAGATTAACGGATGTTCTAACTTGTGTTTCAGTTAGAGATTTACTTTCTGTGAAATTAATCACCAAAGCTTCATGTGTTGGTAAGCTTTTATATTTGTTTACAAACTCATTAACTTCTTTGAAGACCACTTTCTCGGTATCATCAGAGAAGTAGTCAGCACTTATGAATGGTAGAACCTTACGGCAATAACTATCATTGTAAATCAGGTTCTTCAGTATTGAATGTTCTAGTCGGTTCATTATGTTGATTTATTAAAATCTCTGTTAGTATGTCACCCATCATTGTAACAAATTCTTCGTTGTTTTGCAACTCATCTATGTCGTATTTGCCTGGGTTGACAAGTGTATAACCGAATTGTAGTTTGGCGAATTCGCCTGCCTCTTGAACTCTTGCCTTACCATAGTGATAGACAACACCAGCAAATTCACCTTGGAGAATTTGAATTCCTGTAATTTCGGAATTGGTGAAGTCTATAAAACGATAATCTTTACCCTCAAGCGGCATCTTCTTCTTCTTGTAAAAGAATTGGGTCACTTTCTCCCATAATGTTTCCATATGCAATCTCATATTTGTGTTTAATAAAGTCTTTGAACTTTTGGTCGTTCAAAATTGGTTCCATAAATTCAGGTGTTGAAGTATCTGCAATTCGTTTCTTCTCACCAATCTCACCCGTTGATTGGTCTACCTTTGCATACCAACCATTGGTTGGTTTAACCACATGTCCGGACTCAATAGCAAGGTCAAGCAAGCCACTATACTTACTAATGCCACCATCAAAAGATACAGAAATAGGTATTTTAGATTTTTCTTTAACATAACGGGATTTTTCTACATTGATAATGAAATGATAGCCAACAATTTCTGTGCCTTCTTTATCTTGTTGGCGACCAAGAATATAAATGTTGTCAGCAGAGTAATACGAACCAGTACCACCACCAACAATATCTTTCGGGAACATACCAATCTCTTTGTAAGTATGATTCACAACTACCATTGAAATGTCTTTCAAGTTCAAGTGCGGTGTTACCATACGGAACAAACTCTTAACTTGTTTAGCACGGGACATATCAGCAACTGATTTACCTTCAAGTGCATCTTCAACTTCTTTCTTTGATGCTAGATTACCAATTGAATCAAGTATGATGATTAGTTTATCACCACGATTCACATCTTGAAGCTGTTGCATGATATCAAACTTCAACTGTTCAATGTCAGTTAAAGGTGTATGTAATACTCTGTCCATATCAATCTGGAATGTTTCAAAGTATTTGATAGGTGTACCAAACTCTGAATCATAAAACAACAATACTGCTTCTGGATATTTGTCCATGTAAGCTTTTGCCATTAGAAGACTGAATGCTGTCTTAAAGTGTTTAGATGGCCCAGCCCACATTGTAAGACCTGGAATAATACCACCATCCAATTTACCACTAAGTGCCACATTAATCATTGGCACATCAGTTGATACCATATCTTTTTCTGTAAAGAACTTTGACTTGGATAGAATTGCACTATCTTTAATCGTTGAATTCTTTTTCAATTTGTCCAATAAACTCATAATATTTCCTTTTAAAATGTACCGCCCTCAAGAGTTGGCTTCTGAGGTTTTATTTCTACTATGTCTGTCTTCTTTATAACTTCACTATCTATGTCCGACATAAACAATTCTACACTAGGTGCTGTTGACTTTGCAAGCTCTTTTTTACTCTTTGCCTTAGGTTTCGGTTCTTTTGTTTCCGATTTTAAGTTTCTCATTCTAACCAATGTTTGATTAGAGGCAATCAATAGTAAAATAGCAAGTGGGTCAAATACCACAATGATGATAAGAATAACTAATCTTACTGCTTTATCTATGAAACCGGCATCATCTTTTGTATAAAATAGTTCGGCAATGTATTGAATTGGACCAACTTCTGCCATTAGAATATTTTCTTCTGATAACAAAGGTAATTTTTCACTTGATAGTTTCTTTAACTCAGCTTGAACTTCTTGAATTTGTGTGTCTATCTTCTTTGTTGCAGTCGCTGGGTCGCCTGCTCTTTGTAACAAATAAGTTAATCGTTCTTTGGCAATCTTTTCTTGTGTCTCTAATGTTTTTAACTGAACACTATTCGCATTGATATTTACATTCGTATCAAGGTGTGCTTTTGAAAGATAACCAAATATACCCATAGAAGTAATTAACATCAATAGAATAACAGCAATTAAAAAATAGTAACGCATTATTCGTACAGTATCGTTCCAATTATTATATAACCAAGATACTGTTACCAATTTACTAATTTCCAATACTGAACCCATGATGATAATTGGCCAGTATGAACCGGGAAATATCTGTGCGAGACCGATAACTGAATAATAAGCTGCAACTGCTGATAGAGCAATTGCACTAGCAAAAGGTAATAGAACTTGTAACATTATGGATTTGATTTTGAATGTGGCACATCAAAAACAAAAGTGATTCTTGTACAGTCACCAACATTCTCTGTGCCATGTAATAATTTATTATTGAACCATAACAAGGTACCTGGTTCTACAATTACTTCTTCGTTTCCAACCATATACTTATATTGGCCTTGTATTGATAAATGATACCTATCTTTTGTAAGATAGTAAGTGCCTTCATCTATGTGTCGGCCAACTGTACCACCAACAGGAAGAGATAAAAATCCACATCGTTTAAAATTTTTAAAATTTCTTTTAAGAAAACGAATCATCTCGGTGTGTTTATGATATGCAGGAGTTGGAATACAAATCTCACTATTACCAACAAAGTCTTCAGCTTTTTCTACAGCACCAATAACCAATTGAAGATTACCAACTGGAATATCATCATAACCTCTATCAAGTAAAGATTGTACGCCTTCTATTTCTCTTTGCGCCATCCAATCTTCAGGATATTGTTTCAGTTGATTGAGTATCTTTGAAACATTGATGCCTGTTTTAATGACACGAATATTATCCAAAGAAACTCTCCAATGAATTGTTCTTCTCAATAGACCAACCCATACAATCAAGAATAACTTTAATTGGTTCAATGAAGGCCTTTTCAAATTGTGTATCATAATCAATATACATTTGCATATCAAATTCTTTTGGCAGTCTTTGAGGAAAAGATATTACTGAATCTTTAAATGGGTTAGGTTGTTTGAGATAAGTAAATTTTAACTTCTCACCCTCTTGGATAAATGGGTACTTTTTATCTAGGCCTTTTTGTTTAAGAAAGTGATTGTATATGATTGCACCCTTAACATGAATCGGTGTGCCTTTCTTATACATCATAACACTATCAGCATATGTTTTTAGTCCATTCAAACCTCTAGGGAAAGAAATGTCTTCAACAGCCAATGTTCTGAATTCAGATTTAAAGTCTTCTATAAACTTATGTATGTCTTCTTCGGAACCATTCATCATAATGCCAATTGATTGACGCATCTTCTCACGCACAGCAGAAGGTGTGGATGATTTAATCATCTCAAGACCCATCACTTTGATTTGCGGTTCGTTGTATTGAACACCTTCGTTATTGTATATGTTTAGAATATACCGCTTCTTGGCAGTCCAAATGCCTTTATCAGATAAACCTTCTCTCTTCATTTCCATCTTTTGTTTGTATGCATGAACATACGAAGCAAGCTCCTGATAAGAAGTATCAATAAACGGTTGCAGTTTATCTTCACAGATTTTGTCCATGATGGAGATAACCTTTTCAACCTTTGTGTCCTTTTTAGTGATTTTATCCACCAATGGACCAAGTTTGAGATAAATTGAATCTGTGTCTGAGGCGATAACATAATCTATTCCTGTAGTCTTTAAAAGACCATTCATATATTCATTTATTTTGTTTTCAATCCACCGAATAGATAACTGACCAGCAGTAGTAACGCCAAGAGCCATTCGCAAATCATAAAAGCGGAAATACTGGCTACCAAGAGCACCATAAGCTGAGTTTAATGAAACTTTCTTTGCAAGTTGTAGGTTGTTATATCTTGCAATTCGTTTTTCAATGTCATACTTTTTGGATTCGTCTGTTTCATTTTCATAATCTTGTTTGGCTTTCAACATTAGTTTTTTGAATTTACTTCTGTCAATATACATTTCTTCCATCATCTTAGGTAAGAAACCTTGTTTGTCTGTACGGAAGAATTGGCCATTTGGTGTAAGTGTAACACCAGATAATGTGGATGTATCTACTTGTTTAGATAACATTTTATCAACAGAAACTCCATCCATAATTATGTTACGCATTTCATCCGTGTAATTGGATGGTTCAATGAGTGTCTCTGGCGAAATATTGTATTGAACCATCAAATGTGGATATAGGCTGTTCAAGTCAAAACTAGCAACCCAATTATGTAAACCAACTTGTGGTTCTTTTACATATGCGCCTTCAAATGCGGATGTTTTATCTTTGACAATTCTTGGCGGTACAACAATCTTTTTATCCAGTAAATATGAATATGTTAATGAGTCCCACATACGAGTTTGTGCAAACACATCATCATAGTTTGTTTTGGTATCATATGCAAGAGTGATTGCTAGTTCAAGCAGTTTTAACTTATCATCAAGCTTCAGAATTAAGTCCACATCTTTAATGTTATACTCAATAAACTTCTGATAGTTTTGACGATATAAAGCATGAAGACTATCATATTCATCATATGCAATCTTACCTTCACCAAGTTCTACTTGTGCGATGTTATCAAGACGATATGATTCTTGTGACTTACCACCTGGCGCATACCACTTGTATAGTTCAATATAATCTAATGCACATACACCAAGAAAATCATATGCAATTAGTTCACGATTATTAACATTAGCTTTACGCTCAGTAATAATATTCCAAGGAGATAGTTTTCTTGTTTCTTCTTCGCTTAGTATTTTACGAAAACGATTAACGATATAAGGCATATCAAAGAACTTGATATTCCAGCCTGTAATGATATCAGGACAATTTGATTGCCAATAGTTTAAGAAGTTCTTACAGAGCCAGTATTCATCAATACACTTGATATATTTTTCTGTGCCTTTAACTTCATAATCACCACAACCAAAGACTACACAAGTGCCATCAAAATACTTAATACAGATTGCTGTGATTGGTTGACTTGCGATGTATGGGTCAGGAAAACCATTCTCTGAACCAACTTCAATATCAACTACACCGATTGATATTTGATCCATCTCCCAATCAACCATACCTCCATGTTGTTCGGTGATGAAAGCATATTCAAATCTATTCATGCCATAGATTTTGAAATTTTCTACTTCATCATATCGTTTAATGAAATCTCTTGCATCACGAATACCACCAAGTTTAATTGGTTCAAGGTTTTCACCTTTCAATGTTTTCCATGGTGATTCTTTCTTAGAAGGCAAAAACAAAGTAGGCGAGTAATCTATTTTAAATTTTACTCGCCTACCATCTTCTACGCCACGATAAAGTATGTTGTTGCCTACGCTGGCAACGGATGTGTAAAATTTACTCACACAGTTTAATCTCAAATACTGAACCTTTTGGTTGTTCTAAAGCAAACTCTGAAGCTAACTCAAGAGAATTAAATTCTCTATGAACTACAATAGTTGAATTTGGAATACAATAAGAGACTCTATACATTTACTCTTGTCTCCGCATCTAAAACACCAATAGCAACCCATCTTTTTGGGAACAACATCTCACGACCACGGAAGTCGTTCATGCTCTGTGATGGATCTTGCATCCATCCTAGAACTTCTATTTTATTATCAAACTCACGCAAGAACAAATCATAACGATCCGCTCTTGGAAGTCTGAACTCAACTGCTAATCTCTTAGCTAAATCACGAGTGTTCATAATCACTTTCTTAATTGATAACACGATATAAGCATTATAACATAGTTAATGTTAAAGTGCAAGGCTTATGTTAGATTCTTACCTAACTCAGATTGATAAGTTCTTTGTCTTAATTCGGAAGAACTAAACCGATGGGTACGAGAGTTGAACCAAATTTTGATATCACGGTCTTCACAGATTTGTTTACCTGTAAATTCTTTGTCTTTGTATTCTTCACCAATAATGCGAACACTAATAGGCAAGAACATTAACATATCTTCAAGGTCTTTTTCGGTATTGTAAACAATGATTTCATCCACAAATTTAACCGCAGAGAGTTGGACATATCGTTCAACAATAGATTGAACTGGTTTGTTTTTAGTTCCAGGTCTATCAATAGACGGGTCACTTTGAACACCAACAATTAAATAATCACAAACTTGTTTACATTCAGCCAACATAAGAATATGTCCTGCATGAAGCAAATCAAAAGTTGAACAGGTGAAACCTACTGGTTTGCCTATCATATTATCTGGCATAACTAACATAATTTATTCTTTCGTTAATTCTGGATGTTGAGTGATATTTTTAAGATGTACTGCACCATCCACCATAGATATACTTAGTACATCATCAACTTTCCATCCAAGGTCTTGTATCATTTCTTCCGAGAATTGTAATATTGCATCACCATTTTCACAAATCTCAACTACTTCTGCACTATATTTGTTCAATTTTTACTCCTGCTTTTTCCAAGAACTGTATGCCATCTTCGTTACGATAACTATTACGATAGTAAATAGTATTGATACCAGATTGGTAAACCAATTTGGCACAGTCCAAACAAGGTGAGTGAGTAACAAACATAGTAGCACCAAGTCCAAATTCAGTAGATTTTGCCAACTTTGCGATTGCATTAGTTTCAGCATGAAGAACCTCCGGTTTAGTAGTAAGAAATTTTATTTCACCATTCGGCCATTTAAGTTCATCTTCACAGTTGTTATCCCAACCAATTGGCATGCCATTATATCCAATAGAAATGATGCGGTCATCTTTTACAATGACCGCACCAACATGCAGTCTCCTTGCAGTAGAACATTCAGCGAATGTCTCCGCAGTTTTCATGTATGCGTTAAGTAGCTTCTGCTTCATTACTACGTTTCTTTTTCTTTTCAATCTCTCTTGAACCAGAAAGTTGAGCTTGAATCATTGCATTTTTAAATTCATGCCGTTCAACTGGATTAATCATCGTAGCCATAAACCGTTTTACTTGTTTATTCAATTTGAAATTACTATTAGTTTTTATCATTACACTTCTACATATTTAAGGGTGAAAGAATCGGCTCTATCTTCGTAGCCATCGTAACCTCTAGGATTACAAACGATGCGAGTAGAACCAACCATGTAATCAAAGTCCTCATGAGTATGTCCATGAGTCCACAATTTAATTTGTGGATGGTCAACAATGAAATCGTCTAATGATGAACTGTAAGCACCATTCATTAGTGTATCGTGTTTATAACGAGGATGAGTAGACAACTTGCTAGGTGCATGATGACCAACAACAACAAACTTTTGGTCAAACTTACCTTCAATAACAGTTTGAATATAACCAACCGCTTTCTTGTGGTCATCATATGCATCTTCTGGTGAAAATGTAGATGGTTCTTGTTTTTTCTTTTCGCCAATTTTAATAGCGAAACCAGCTTCATTATGATTATACTTTGGTCCGTTTTTACCATCTTCTGTCCAATCAGGATTTGGTTCATAAAGTGGAACAGTACGAGTAAGCATACGAGCAGAATTACTCACACAACGGAAGTCATTCATTCTTTGTCTGACATGTTGCATGGTCATATCATTGTGTTCGTTCATATCAGTCCACAATGTACCACCAACAAATGTTACATCATCAATCACTTTAGTTTCTTTGTCAAGCAAATAAACATTACTCAACATATTAGATTCCAACATTGATTTAATTTGATTTCCGCTTGTGGCAAAGTCACCATTATAGTGTTCATGGTTACCCATAATATAAATCACATGCGGAAATTGGAATGAACATCGTTTGAAGAAATCGGTAATACGATGACTTCTTGCACCTTCAAAAAGATTATCTTTATCTGGTCTACCAATGTCGGCAGCCACACAGATATCACCACCGAGTATCAACACATCGGCATTATCGGTGTTTTGTAAATTGATATCACCAAACTCAAGGTGGAGGTCGGAACAGATTGCGATTTTCATAATATAATTTTTTAATATTTGGTTATTATAACACAAAATATAAGGAAATGCGGCAATTAACCGCACCTTTTAGGCAAAGTTTATTTATTCAAAATTTCGTTTGGTTTCTTACCGATGTTATATTTTTGTATTAATTCCCATTGATTTTTTTCTTTAAAAGCAATGATTTTAATTTGATGCAAAGGTGCAACATCTTCACCGATTATTTGAGGATTTGTAATGTTTACTAGACCCCATTCTTCCAGTAGTTTTGCAATTGCATTTCTCCTTTGAATGTCATTCTCAGAGATGTTTGTTGGTTTACCATCTAATGCAAATAATTCCTTAAAATGCACCAAATAATAATGACCTTGTTTATGCAAGATATGGACTGATTGATATAAAACTTTTTCTTTGCGTGAGGATACACCAATTCTAGTAAGAGTTTCTTTTACTTTCAGAAAATCATCTTGCTCATTGAGTGTTACCTCAACGAACTTAGTTAAATCTGCCATTTCACTTTCCTAATCCACCGATATCGGTTTGTTCTTTTAATTGTTGGATTTGTTCATTACTTAGTAGGCGTAGAGCTTCACGAGCTTTGGTATCTGAGAAACCATAGGTGGCTTTTATACATTCTATATCTTCACTTTTTTCAGACTTTACCCACTTTGCAAAAGGTCTTTTCTGTGACCTTATTGTATTTAGAAAAAAATCATATTGCAATTTTTTATCCAAGTGGTGCCTACGATTCATTTCATTGGCGTAGGCGATACAGTCTTTATGATAAGAAAGAGACCGATTGATTAGAAATGGAGCATAGCCTTTCTCAGACTCTTCATCTACAATCAAGTTCTTTTTACCATATAAAATTTGATTTACATAGTCAAACGGATTCATTATATACTTTCATACCAAAATTCAATTCCAGTTAGTTTCTTTCCGTGGTTCATCCACGAAACCATATCTTGTAATATACCCGTATTCTTTAATTTCAAATAGTTTTCGGTATACATATAGTCATCATTTTCTCCATCTTGGCCACCTTGTTGGCGTTTAAAGATACGATTACTAGAATTTATGTTGTTGACAAAATCTTCTTTATCTATCCAATTCATACGAAAATGATTGTCAAAATTCACTCCAAGAATTATCAACCTATCCCAATCTTTATGACAAGCAATATGATTAAAGATAAATTTATCTTTTTGTGTACTTAAACTAAATTTTATTTCAGTTTTATAACCATCAATTACTTTATCGTGACCAGGATTTAATCTATCACATACTTCACAACCCATCTCACGCATTATTTTTGCGACCAAAGATTGGCCAAAAAAACCCATTTGAGAAGCACTAAGTTTTAAATAACCTTCAAAGTTAGTTCCTGTCCAAGGGTCATCTAATTTAGATTTAATATAATTAATAAGAGTATAATCTTCAAAGAAAATATCTAAAGAATTAATCTCTTTCATAACATTCTTATTAAACCAATTGTATCAATAGATGTTAGCAGAATGTAGTTAGCCAACATGCCAAAGCTTTTACGAGACCAAGCAGCCCAAGCATAAATGACACACCCACATATCCAGACAGGATATAATGCAAGAAGAGGTGGGTTAGGGACTGTGATTGCCATCGTGATAGAACAACCAATAGACACAGCCCAACCAATGAGCTCAGCAATAAAGCGGTATCTATTTGAAGCATAGTCATCTTTAATCCAATCAAATGTCGGTTTTAACAAATCAATCATTTGAACTCCAATGACACCATCAATTCTGTTAAGCAAGCAACAAGATTAATTTCTTGGTCTGCAACGAAAGCTTGTTTGTATTGATAGTCAGCGATGATAACAACTGCTTGAGGAATAGATTGAGGTTTTAATACTTCATATAGATTATCATACAGTTTACGATAGAGTGAAGCAGGATCAACATCATTACTTGCAACCCATTTACGAATTGCACCAAAGTCTTTGTCTTTGATAAACTTAATGATATCAGAAAGTGATACATCAATAATCTGTGCAAGAACACCAGTATCAATCTTGCCAAACTTTGAGAACCTTTGCAGTTCATTAATCACACGGCGAAAATCAGGAAAGTGTTTCTTGATTAACTCAGCAACAACTGGTGTTTCATATGTGATTTCTTCAGCAGATAGAATGGTTTGAATACGCTTAAAGAATTGAGTAGCCATAGATGACTTCTCAGAAGCTTTAAGTGTGAATTCAATAACGGCACACCGACTATGTAATGGTTCAATGATTTTGTTTTTGAAGTTACAAGTAAAGATGAATGAACAATTACCAGCAAACTCTTCAATTGCATTTCTAAAAGCCGCTTGAGCATTGGCAGAAAGATAATCTGCTTCATCAATAATGATGACTTTGCGACCACCAGTAAAAGACATTGATGATGCATAGTTGGTGATTTTGTTTCTGACCATATCAATACCGTTCTCATCAGAACCATTGATAATCATAAAATCACAACCGATTTCATTACACATGGCTTTCGCCACAGTAGTCTTACCAACGCCTGCACCGCCAGTAAGTAGAAGATTAGGTATGTTCTTTTGAGTAACATACTCCTGAAACGGTTTCTTTAGCCGTTCAGGAAGAATACAATCTTCAATATTTTTAGGACGATATTTCTCTGTCCATAATAAATGTTCCATACACAACTTTCATAATATAATTAAATTTCATCATGCCATTTAAAGCCAAGAAAATACTTGGCCATAAACCTGATGAGAGCATTTGGTTTTGTAGGTCTATACACAAACATAGAGTCTGAGATTTCCCACTTACCAACATTCTTCGTAGAAGGCTTCACGACAAATGAGCTGGTTACAGGTAGAGACCAACTGGTTACGCCTGTACCACTAATCAAAACACTACCACTATATGCAGTAGTATTCAATTGTCTCTTTCGCCATTCAAGAATCCATGTTTCACTTGGAGTAAAATCTAAATTCAATTCAGCTTGTTCAGTTAATGGCCAAAAATAATGAATCTCAATTTGTTGCATTTTTCAATTCTTCAATACGGTGTTTTAATACACCGGCTGCAGTATTGAAATGACCAGTGCCTTCTTCCATCGGTTTGAAGTAATTTCGCAAAAGAAGAGCTCTCTCCATCTCTAATACAGCAATGTATTTTTCTTTTGTGATATCATAACTTTCAAAATCAAATTGGTCCATGATTAAGCCTTTTCAAACTTAGAACCGGCCTCAGTTGTGATCCAATATTGTAGATTGGATTTTTTATTCTTAAAGTGAGAAATACCTTTAGAAGAGATTTGAACATCATAACTACCAGCCAAAACTTTAGTGATATTTTCTGTTTTGAAAACCATACGATACTTATCGCCATTACCTTTTGCAATTTCAAGTGCATCGGTGTGAGCAGCATCATTTGATGTATCAAGTGTAGCAATGTTAATATTTTCACCATCAGATTGAATTGCAATTTGTGGTGAACCTAGAACGGATGCACTACGCAAAATCCAATCAAAGTCTTCAGCCGTCATCTCAAAAGAGATTTCGGTACTAGGCATCGTTAATTGTTTTTCAGGTGGGACTGTAAGCATAGTAGGCTCACAGAAGCGATAATTTGTTTTACTACGACCTTTGTTACCAATGATAACAGCAGACTTCTCAGTAAACTCAAATGTTGGAGTATCTTTATGTAAAGACACCACAGAAAGAAATTCGTTTAGATTGTAAACGCCAAAGTCAGCAGGAATTTCTTCATTGATTGTAGCCTCAGCCAAGATATTTTTACCAGAAGATACAGTCTTTAAAACTTTACCTTTCTTAAAGTAAATACCTTGATTGATGTTACCAAAGTTTTTTAGAACACTCAAGGTGTCATTAGATAGTTTCATAATTTTCTCCACAAAAAAATAATATAAGTCATTATACAACACTAACGAACAAATTGCAAGACCTTTTTAACTTCATTGCCTAATTCGTCAAGTGTACCATTGTTGTATATGGTATAATTGAATTCAGAACCTACCCAATCCCATTCAGATTGATGTATGCCTTTATCTTTCATTCCCATAATTGCTGATGAGAATCCATCAGCTGCATCTTTAGCAAGGTCGTACCATTCAGGTTCATCACCACGCTTAACACGCACAATTATTCCACCATTATCTTGAATATAGTTTATTTCATTTTTAAAACGAACATCAGTAACTACAACGTCTTTACCTTTTGCACGATTTAATAATGACATAACCCAAATATCTTGGTGAAACACATTTCTTCCTGCTTCTGTTCCCATCAGTTGCAAGGCATATCTTGGCGTGAAAGAATAACCAAATTTTTCACTCCAAAAATTGTCTGGTTCTTCACGCCATTTACGAGAAACTTCAGTATCACCTTCTAGTAACTCTCTTGGCCAACCGAACATCATTGAGCAGGCATCTTTTAAAGGTTTAGCGAAACTGTCTTTAACATATCCGTGAGATTCAAATATATCACCAACAGTTCCTTTACCAGAACCAATAAAACCTACCAACCCAATAATCATAGACGGCCGGTATAGTTTGCAACAGCAGGCATATTACCAGTAAATGCGTAACTACCAATATGTTGTGTTCGCATCCAAGGACAGAGATAAATTTGTCCACCCATTTTACGCCACATTTGACAGAACATATAATCTTCTGATAGATAGCGGTCAGAACCACCACCAACAATAGATTCTTTGGTGTCAATTACAGTATCAAAGTAAGCATGAATATATCGTGAACCATCAAAGTTGGCTTGGCCAACATGGTCTGGTTTATATTTGATAGTTGGATATTCCACTGCCATCTTTTCAAACACATGGCGTTTAATCATCATGTGACCAGTTCCAATTTCCATAACTTCTAAAGGTTCAGTTACTTGAAATTGATTTGTACCTTTTACGACATTGAAAACATATTCACCAACAACATTCTCAAGTTCTTTAGGATCCAAATTTGGATGTTTGCGAGCAGTTTCAGCAATATTACCCCAGTTCATAGATTTCTTAGGATAGGGGCCACCAATAACATCTTTATCTAATGCCATTAATGCAATAATATCTTGTGGTGAAAAGTGAATATCTGAATCAATAAACAGCATGTGTGTGTAATCTGTACGGAGAAACTCATCAACAAGATAATTACGAGCTCTTGTGATTAATGATTCGTTAAACAGGAAAGAAAACTTAGTTTCAATTCCGTAACCCATCATGGTGGTCTGTAAATCAAGGCAAGATTTTACATATAGACCGCAAGCCATACCGCCATACATCGGTGTAGCAATGAACAATTTGTTCTTTTTTAATTCTTCAACGTTTACTTGAATTTCCATATTATATCCATAAAATAAAAAAAAGGAGAGATACTAATATATATCTCTCCTTATTCTCGGATTAGCCTTTAATTAGGCAAATGCACGCTCACCTTGTGAACGGATAGAGGCAATGCCCGCTGCAACCATACGCTTAGTTGGTTTACCCAAGCGATAGAAGGACACTTTCTCGCCACTTGCATTGATGCGAGTGTTCAAGTAAATTGCGTTACCTTCATTACGCAACTCATTGATAGTTGCGGATGGGTTTGCAACACCGAAAACTGACTGCATTTTGTTTGCGGTCAAGGTGTTGTATGCACTATCTTTAGAAAGATAGGCGAGGACTTTTGATTTAACTGACATTAGGAATACTCCATAATAAACACGAATCGCTGAAAGAACAATTATTTAAGAGGCGATTCAATCTCTCAAATGTGGTAGTATTATAACATAATACCTGAGAGATAGCAAGCATTTCTTAGGCAATTAATAAACATTCGCCTCAATTAAAAAGGAACATCTTCATCTTCCTCTTGTTCTGCATCTGGATTCTCTTTAGCAGTAATTGTAGAGGCAAGAATCACTTCAGTATTTGCACCTGCATCAACTTTGGTATACAAGTCAAGGAATGATGCCTTAGTATCATCATCAAAACGGTTCAAACACAAACTAATTGCTTTCATCTTATCACCAAAGATACCGAATGTTTCAACAATGTGAACTAAACGGCGAGTGGAAATCACTTCGTCACATCCGCCATCCGCAAATGTTTTACGAATCACATCAGCCCATGTAACAAGTTTTTCAGCAAACTCATTATCGGCACGGCCAACAGAGGTCAATTCTTTTTCAATAATCTTACGCTCTGTCTTAACAGGAGGAAATTCTTGTTCCATTGTTGTACGGAATCTTTCCAAGAAGGCTTCGTTAAGTACATTAGTAAACATATAACGACCATCATCTGAACCTTTACCTTTTGTATTTGCAGTAGCGAATACGGTAAAGCCTGGAGCAGGAGAAATTAATTCGCCTTTCTTTTTCAACATGAATGGTTTGCCTTCAAGCACCCGTTGTAATGAAGAAAGGTTCTGAGCACCATAATCAATTTCGTCAATACATAAAACGGCACCTTGACGAGCAGCCGTTGTAACGGGGCCGTCACGCCATTCCATATTACCATTAATCAGAACATAGTTACCAAGTAAATCACTTTCATCGGTTTCTGGTGTCATTGATACACAAACGAATTTGCGTTTAGCCTTTGCACAGGCCTGTTCAATAGACATTGTTTTACCATTACCAGAATGACCAGTAACGAAAACAGGGAAAAAACGGTGTGCATTTACAATTGCAAGCACATCTTCAAAGTTGCCAAATGGCACATAATTTTTATATGATTTAGGAATCAAATCAGAAGATTCCAAATCTGTTTGGACATTCTGAATACGATTCTCAGATTTATCTACAGGTTTTGTCATAGGTAATACTTGAGCGGACATTTCAATTACAGGAGAAAAAGAGGAATTTGGAACTTTGTATTGACCACGACCAACACGGTTATCTGGATCTTTAGTATACCATTGAGAAGTAATTCCCAATTGCTTACTAATTTCTTTTATCTCAGTTCTACTAACTGTAGCTTTTCCTAAACTGGTTAGTTTATTCAAAAACTCTTTTTTCAACTCTGCACGATTTGACATAATAAATTCCTTACTTCACAAGATACACATATTATAACACAACTGGATGGTTTGTCAACCGTTGTGTTGCGGAAAAACAACAGATTAAACTGCCATTTGTTGAATGAATTTGGATACTAGTACCCTATTCACTTGTTTCTTTTTTGTCATTTTCATAAAAGCATTCTTCAATTTACCTGAAGTAACTTTACCATCAATTTCCAATTCTTCTTCTTCTGTTTGTAAATTAGAACCACCTGAAATAAGGTAGAACGAATTATAACCTTTAGTGTTTGAGATTAGAAACTTTTCATCTTTGAATTTTTTTATCAATTGTTTTTCTATATCCCAAGCAGGCGTGTTCGGTTCACTACGCATATTTTGAATAGATAAACCATTTTCAAAGAAGAAGCGATTACGAATAGCAGCCTTTGCATGGCCTAGGCGACTAGGAAGAATAAAGAATCCAAACACTTTGGTTTTACCAACAACACGGATCCACTCTAAAACACCAAGTAACAATTGTTCGTTTGTGGCATATTGATAATTTTGTCTAGCAGAATTTTTCAATTGATATTCAAATTTGTTTTTAGAATCACGCAAGATAACATTAGAATAACGGGAATCAAAAACTTCACTTGACATCCAAGTTTTAGTTCCTGCATGTGTTTCCATTTCAGTTTCAACAGCACGATAATTGGTACTATCTGCATCACCATCATGTACTATGATTAGACTTGTCAAATCAATATTGTTAGTTGTACGGAATTCATTTAGAATTGAACCTACAGCAATTACAGCTTGAATCAAAGGAGTATTAGAAAGACTTTCACTTGTTGGTCGGCCAACTACAGAAAGACCTCTACCATAAGAATAACCTTGTTTTAGTAGAATCATGTTACGCAAACTCTTGGTAAATTCAACATTGGACATTTTTGAATTCAAGTATTCACGCAATTGAACATTAGAGAAATTTAATTGACCAACTTTCTTAGAAAAAGAAAAGTAATCTTTATCGGTTACATAATCAATATTACGATCCATTTTAAAAGTTCCCATATCATCAGTAAAACCAAACACACGGAATGGAATATTTACTTTACGACAGAACATAGAGAGAACCAAAATCTGTTCAATTGAACCTGCCATGTTATCAGACATAGAACCAGAACAATCAAGCAATAGAATCAAACCATGTGATTTGCCTTTTGGTATCATCATCACTTTACGGAAAATGTTATCATCAAACTTGTAATTACAAAGTTTGTTAATGTCAATATCACCAGTATCGGATAGTTTAGATTTACTAAATGCCTTGGCAGCTTTACGCATTTCAAATTCTTTGGCAAGTAAACCGACATAACGTTCATTCTTATTCTTAAAATCGTTTACCAATTTTTGAATGTATTCATTATTAAATGAACCAATTAATTCCATTCTTTCTTGGTAGTATTCGGTCATTAACTCTTGCACACGCTTAGCAGGTGTAAATATGTTTTCTTTCTTAGCTTCAGGAATATCTACATAAACATAAGGCTTACATTTATCATCTAGTAATGAATTTTCATTCTTACGATAAGAATCATCGGTACGACAATCAGGTGCAAACTGGTCATTTTCAGATTCGGTAGATTTTTTGTAACGGTCAAGGGAAGTAGAAGTGTCCGAATCATCTTCACCATCTTCTAAATCATCATCGGTGGATTCGCCTTTTGTTTCTTGCTTATCTTCTTTATCATCTTTACCATCTTTAGTATTATTTGAATCTTGTGGTTGACCGTTTTCATCTTCATCATAATCAAAATCCTGAGTATCGCCAACTTCATCAGGTGAATCATAATCAGGCGTTTCAAAATCACGCATTTGCTGTTGCATTTGCATTTCTAATTGTTCAGTTTTTGAATAATCATAAATTTCATTAGTCAGAGCAAGCACATCTTCCCATGTTTCAAGGTTTTGTACCTTTGCAATGTAAACTCTTTCCTCTAAGGAAAATTTAATGTTATCAATAGTGTATTGTGATTTTGTATAAAGATTTAAGCGGTCAATAAATGCCAAAGCATTTACATTTTTATATTTGATACCGAAAAAATCACGGTCAAGTAATTCTTGAAAACCTTTTTTGAAGGAAGTTTTAAGACCAGGAAATTTACGGGTTATTTTTTTCTCAATGCGAGCATCTTCTACAACATTAAGGAAAGATTTGAAATTCTTACCTTTTGTTTTATCAATAGCAGCATCATGCCAGCCATCAGCTGGTGTGTATAATGCATGGCCAACTTCATGTCCGCCCAAATGGTCATACATGAAACCTTCCATATTTTGCCAGATTGGCAAATATAGTATACGATTTTTTGTATCAAACTTAGCGGTGTTGATTTTTTGATGTTCAACCGTAAGATTCTCACTTGCCATTAGTTTGGTCAAGAGAGATTTTTGTTCAACTGTAAAACTCATTCAGTTTCCTATTTCAATTTATAGGTGTATTATAACAGAGTTGGCGTAAAAGTCAACCAGTATGTTGCATAGAAGCAACAGTAATACTTTTGTTTTAAGAATGGAGCGGATATCAGGAGTTAAACCTGACTGCCTATTGGGATAGGTTGTCTCGGACTCTCCGCATTAAGTTGATATTATAACAGGTATTTAGTATCGTGTCAAGCGTTTTTAAGGTAAACTTAGCGACCGACTTGGCCAAGATAGTAATCTTTACATTCTTCCCAAGTCATGTAGATTAATTTATCATAGAATAGGGTATCATATGATACCTTATCTTTCTTCATTAATTGTTTGATACGGCCTTTAGCATGTTTTTCTTTCCATATTTTAGTCAAGGCTTCATAACTAGTATCAAACGATTTAACCAATGCATCTTCTTTGATATCACCACGCAAAAACTCAAAAGAGTTATTGTAGAGTGGACTAAAATAAATGCCACGCTGATGTGCTGTTCTAATCAAATCTTTTGGTATGTTCAACTTAGAGTAAGTGAAGTTTAAAGAACGATTCTTATGGTCACGCTTATGTGGTTGACCACTAGCTTTCTTTGCAACATACCATTCAAAATATTTTCGTGTGTGATTTGCTTTTAACCATTCACGAATATTGTGTCTTGATTCTTTACTCGGTTCAAATGATACTGAACCAGAAGAAAAACCCATGGCATTCCAATGGTCAAGGTTATCATATTGTGATAGACCACTAGCTTTAGTTTTACCATACAATGATGTTGTTGTTACACCAATTAGTGTATCACCATATTGTTTCTTCCATAATCTTTGTACTTCATCTGATAGACAAAGTAAAGCAAGTAATTTGCCACCAACATAATTATAACCAAGTGGTTGAAACGGAACAATAGTAGAACCGATTGCAGTATGATTAATCATTCCGCCTTGTGTCTTTAATTCACGAGGCCAACCAATTGCATTATCTCTTGGTGTCAAATCAAGAAAGTCGGATGATATACACATAACACCAAGATACTTACCTGTTTTATTATCTGCAACAAGGAAATTAAGGTTGCGACCAATGTTACTATTGTTCTTCATTGTTGAAATAAAGTTTCTTGCTGTGTTCCATCTTTCAGGTAAATCACTACGCTTAATCTTATCTTCAATGACTGTACCATCAACACCTTTGCGAGATACAGAACTAGAATCATCGGTATAGATTATTACTGGTTCAATATTCAAATAGTCATCAGCAGTTTGTGGCAACCAAATGTTACTCTTAACTTCATCTACCAATATCTGTTGCTTTGGGTCAAGCAACTGAATCTCTTCACCAAATAAAGTATTGTTTACAAACGATGGATACTTTTCTTTAATCTCACACCATTTTTGATATAGTGTATACTCTTTCACATCCATCTGTGAAACATAGGCAAGGTCTTTAATGGTCTGCTCACGCAAATCATTCTCTTTGATATCCATAAAAGATTCTGGCGGGTTGGCTTCTTGCCACTTACGCCATTGTTCTTCTACATCATCTTTTGGATCAAACGAATATGCCATTATTTCTCTGTAACCTTTTAACTCTTTTAAATAATTTACCTTGCTTCTCTTTTGCCATTTTCAAGGCCAAAGGTTTCGCATGTTGATCCATAGTAATGCCATTCATATGGTCTAGTTCATGTAAGAAACATCTAGCAGTAAGTCCAGTAAAAGTTGTATTGTATTTCTTACCTTGATAGTCATAATACTCAACTTCAACCGATGATGCTCGTTCCACTTTTAGAAACAAACCAGGAAAAGATAAACATCCTTCATTGTCTTTTATTAAATCATCTGAAGCTTTGATTATTTTAGGGTTTATACAAACGATAACAATCTCTCCATTACCAACAATGAAAACTCTTTCAAAAACACCACATTGATTGGCAGATAATCCTAAACCATTGTATAACTTCATAGTCATCTTTAACCTGTTAATAGTATTCGTCATAACAGGATTAGGTAGAAGTGTGATATCGTATTCAGGAATACGTTGCTTCATCATTGGATGATTTTCATCATACAACGGAAATGGATCTACTTCTTTTTCTTGTTGATACTTTGGATCAACTGTATTAAGTTTTAAAATTTGACTCATATCTTATTATATCATCCTATGATTGGTTTGTCAAACAAAGATTCCTTTATTACCTTAGGATCCCATGCCGTTCTAGAATCGCACATAAGGGCATTTATATCTAGAACCTCACGCAAACCTAAATGCATGGCAAATGGAACATTGTATTCTTTTTTTGCCTTCTCAATATAATCAACTAATGCCTTTTGATATCTTTCGGCATATTTCTTCTGGCACATATATGCTTTGTTATCGCCAATGGCAAACACTCTCCAATTTTTGTAGTTTGCTTTTGATAGAGAGAATTCAAAGGCTGCACTATTAACGCCTGGAAATTCTTGGTCTTGAAAATCATCAATTGCAATTACGCCTTCATCTTTCATTTTGTTACTGAATAACATCAAGTCACTTAATACGGCAGAATGTTCATGGCAACCATCTATGTGTAAGAATCTTAAATCATTAACAAAGACAACATTTTCGGTGTTTAATTGTGTTGTATCTTGTAAACGCCATACAAGATTACTACTGTTTCCAAATTTTGTAATATTGTTCTCAGCAATAACTCTAGCTTCTTCTGTGAAGATATCGTACAAATAAAAATTACTATTACCTTTAAACTGTGAAATCATAATGGCACTTTTGCCATATGCAACACCTATTTCACAAATGTCACCACTTGATTTTTGAATTTCATTCAATATGCCATATGTGATTATGATATCTTTAGGGTAAAACCAACCTTCAACTTCTTTATCAACTACATTTTTAAAATTGGATAAGTATTCTTCAAAATTCATTTCATCACCCTACTAAAATTATTTACTTTCTCAAAACGAACCACATTGGCAAACTTATCCTGTAAAATATCTCCTTTGTGGGAGATAACAAATAGATTAACGCCTTCTAGCATATGAAGAATCTTCATTAGTTCTTCTGTGCCATTAGTATCAAGGCTTGAATCAAACACTTCATCAAGTATCAATAGATTGGTGTTAGATGAATTCTTTAACTTAGCAACGGCACGCCAAGTTAACATTAGTGCCATATCAATTCGTTGTTTCTCACCTTCACTAAAATTGTTATAGGTAAAATCATCACGGTGCCTTGATTTGATTGTTTCCTTAAACGATTCATCAAGGTTGAAATTCACAAAGAAATCTAATGATGCAAGGTACTTGTTTACCAATTTGTTAATGATTGGTAAATATTGTTTGATAATCTTTGTTTTAATACCTGTATCCTTTAACAGACCAGATGCTATCTCATAATACGATTTTTCATCTATAAGAGTTCTTATATTGTCAGTTAGCGTTGCTAATGTGCCTTTTAAGATTATTAATTCTTGTTCTTCTTTTTCGGTAGATGCCTTGCTAGTTTTTAATTCTTCTATTTCTTTTTCTAACTTGGTAATATACTTGTTTGTTTCTACGATAGAAGTGTTCTTGGTTGCAATTTGAATCTGTAATGACTGGATTATTTTCTGTATCTCAGTTATTTCATTTAGCTTAGTTTGCTCAGACAACAACTTAACTTCTAATTGTGTTAATCCGTGCTGGCATTCCGTTGACTTGGTTTGTAATGTTTGTAACTCCGTCTCTTTAAACTCCAAGGCAATGGCTTGCCGACAGGTTGGACAACTATCATTGAGTTCAAAGAAACTGATATCTTTGCGAAATTTGGATAAATTGCTTTCAATCTGCGATTCAAGTTTAGTAATCTTCTTGACTTTATCCTCAACCAAAGTTTTTTCTGCCACCAATGTTTGATGTGTGGTGACTTGTGATAAGAGGTTAGCAATTTCTCCATGTAAGACTTGTATGGTATCTCTATTATTGTGTACCTCTTTAACATATCCATCCACCTTTGTTTCATTGTTTTGTTTCAACCCTTTGATATGTTTATCTTGTAAATCATATCGTTGTTGTGTCAACTCAATTTCATTTTTACTTTGAATCATCAAGTCTTTATTATTTGTTAACCTATCTTTTAACAAACCATTCATGGCAGAAAAGATTTGAATGTCTAATAAGTCTTCAATGATTGCTCTTCGGTCTGATGCCGATAATTGCATAAAAGGAACAAATGAAGCCGAACCAAGAATTACGATTTGTGTAAATGATTTGTAGTTCAGTTTAAGAATAAACTTCTCAAGGTATTCTTGATAGTCTCTTGCAGCTGCATCTTGATTTAATAACTCATTATCGCAATAGATTTCAAACACATTGGGTTTGATACCACGAACAATCTTATATGATTTATTATTGCTATCAAACTCAACTTCAACAACACAATCTTTACCGTTAATTGAGTTCAATAGATTTGGTTTATTAACATTACGAAAGGCCTTACCAAACAAACCAAAACATAATGCATCAAGCATAGTTGATTTGCCAGAACCATTCTCACCAACAACGAGTGTGTTGGTTTTATTGTTTAGTTTAATTTCTGTAAAGTAATTACCTGTACTTAACAAGTTCCGCCAGCGGACATAACGAAAGGTTATCATTCAGTAGTTTCTGTATTCAATGCCTCAATGTAGAGTTCTCTCATCAGAGATTTTAATTTATCACTCTCAACATTCAAAGTCAAATTGTCAATATATTTTCCAAGGATAGTCATCGTATCTTCAGCTTGATTAACCAAATCTTGGTCATCTTCAATTGTTATATCTGTAAAATCTTCAACAATAGATATATCAGACACACCTGCCTTATAAAGATTATCTATCACATTATCAAATAAGTATGGATTTTGTTTGTTAACAACAATTACCTTCACATATGTATCTTTCAACGGAGTGAAATCGTATGACTTCCAAAACTCAAAATCTTGTTCACCATCATCATAAGATAACTTATGAAACATACGATAAGGGTTTTGTATAAATTCCAATTCACGAGTATTCGTATCAAAGATATGAAATCCTCTTGGGTCATTATAATCAGCCCAAGTCATTTCACCAGGCGTACCAACATAGTAGATATGTCCATCATTTGATTTATGATGAAAATGTCCTGTCAAGACCATATCATACTTGTTTAATGGTTGTTTGTCAATACCACCATGACAAATATTGCCACGATCCATTTCAAACCCATCAATCTCAAAATGCCCAAAGCAAATTTGATAAGTACTATTTTTTATTTGCGTAAAGATTTCTTCTTGATTATCAGCGCAAAGCCAAGGTACAATATCAATTCCCACACCATCAAATGATACCGAATCAAACTCATCATAGATTTTAATGTTTTCATATTCTTGTAATAGTAAAGAGGTAGAGTTTACTTCAAGTGTATTCTTAAATGCAACATCATGGTTACCAAGTAATGTATGAAGTGTAATGTTGTTATCACGGAGTTTATTAAAGAAGTATTTGCGACACAGGTATAGTGAATTAAAGTTAATAAACTTTCTGCGGTCAAACAAATCACCAAGTTGAAAAACCGTATCAATCTTATTTTTGATTAGATACGGAAAAAATACATCATCATAAAACTTCTTACAATAACGGTGAAACTCTAATGAATCACCACGCATACCAAAATGCGTATCACCTAGAATACAAATCTTCATAGTTCTTTGGGAATATCTAAATCGGTTGGTTCAATAAATTTTTCAAGGCCTTTTACTTTAACTTTCTTTTTCTTTTCTCGGCTCTCTTCAAAGTTTTCAATGAATTCTGATATGTTATCATACAGTTCAAACTGCTTCATATTACCTTCAGCATCTTCATACATCTCACCTGAATCAAATATACCAAACTGTTGAGTTGCCTTGTACTTGACATAGAGTTGTTTTTTCTCTTTCATAATACGGCGTAGAAAGGCAAAGTAAATGATTTGAGTGAAGTATGCAAATGGGTTCTTTGATTTGGCAGGATCAAAGTTACGGAAATACATTAAACAATTTTCAATGCCGTCAGCAATCATCTCATCTCGGAAAGAGTATGATACAAAGTTAGGCTTGCGTGATAGATGTTCTGCAATCTTTAGAAAGCATTCACCAATATAGTTTGGTATGCGTGGGTCTTCTTTACCTTCTGTTTTGGCAATATCGCAGTTAGAACGATATTCAATAAGTGCTGTAAGGAAATCAGCGTTATTTACATAGTGTTTCTTAGTCATAATATTCTCATTTTAACATATCCATTCCAATAAAGCAAAGCTTATTTTCACATTTACCTCAAATAATGCTTGACACATATTTTCAATCGTGTTATCATAGCGGTGTTCCGTTTCAAGAATAATTAAATATTCCTAAATCAGAATTAACTTCCTTGCTTACTCTCTCTGCCAGTTCATTCACTCTTTTTCTATAATCAAACCCAAGAATAGAAGCTTTTGTTCCTGCATCATGCGGAGGAGTTCTGCCTGTTGATGTATACTGTTCAGAAGTTAAATCAATCAATTTTCCATTCAAGTCAATTACCCACCAATGATATATGCCTTCATTATCTAAGGCACGATACATTTTAATATTCTTTGTTCCAAATATTCTTTGTAAACATCCTGATGCGTTATGGCAATGACCAAACATTGGGTTACTTGCGTTGTGTTGAACCCATTTCTTTGGTAACAAATCTGGTGTCAGATTGTTTCTGATAGCTTGACTCACTATCTTCAAATTTTCATCATTATAATCCATTAATGAAAAGTTTTTCCACTAGTTTGAGTTTTCAACATCTCTAAAATCTCATCATCTTCTTCTTCATCATCTTCCTCGTCATCATCATCTTGGTCATAATTAGTTAATGATGCCTCAATGTTTGAACCATTTTCTTTCAAAGTAGTTTCCATATCATCAGCTGCATTGATATAGTAACTCACCATAGATTCTTTTGGTGATATTACAGTCAGAATATCTTTTGTGTATAACTCTGCTGAATTATCTTGTATCAGTTCAACTGGCAACCAAGGTCCCATCATCATAACGGTTCTATTCATTGATAATCTTTTAAAGAATAATGTCATTGGTCTATTAACAATAATAACACCAGAGTGTTCGTCTTTGTTATAATTACCAATTATATCTTCACCAGATTGTAGTCTTATAATTTTTATATTATCCATTTTTTAGGTCTATGTTATAAAATTTATATTTGAATTTCTCTTCATCGTATATTTTAACACGTTCAACGAAATGTTTCAATGTGTAATTGGTATGTTTGCCTGCTCTAAAATCATCTGCAATATCAAATAGAGTTGCCTCTTGTTTGTTATCACCTATTCTAAGTCCTCTACCTATAGATTGTAGATTCCTAATCCTAGACTTTGAAGGAGAAGCAAAAACAATATTGTGTAAGTTCCTAATGTTAACGCCAGTAGAAAAGGTGCCATAAGAAGCCACAATAATAGCGTCCTTTTCTTTTTCAGTAATTGCACGAACTGATTCCCGAACTTCAACATCAGTTCCGCCAAATACAAAAAACACATGCCTATTTTTCGTGTGTTCTTTAATAATTGCGTGTAAGTTTTTACCATGTTTTTCTACAAACTGGAATAACACAAGTGTATTACCTTCAAGTGACAAGACAAGATTTTTAATAAACTCATTTCTTGCTTTATTTAGGACAATATAATCCACCTCTGTATTGTAATCCCAATCTCTAGACTGTTTGCATATGTTGTCAGGGTATTTTAATATCAAACATTTAATTTTAAACTCTGCAAGATGTTTATCATCCATCAATTCTTTTGTTGTTGTTGCTTGATATACTGGACCAAATAAACCTTCTAATACTAACCGATGTGTTTGAGTACCATCAAGTGTACCTGTACAACCAATACGATAACCTGCATTGGTACAACCAGATAGAATAGTTGCAAGTGATTTGGCTTTGAATTGGTGTGCTTCGTCACCAACAACAAAATCAAATTGTTCAAAGTATTCTTTTTCGTTTTTGTAGATTGATTGCCATGTAGTGATGGTTAGAAACTTGTTTGTATGTTTCTCTTTACCGGAATATTGACGGTGACAATACTGTTCTGAATCATAACCATAATCTGCAAAATCTTTGTACATCTGTTCAACTAAAGAAGTTGTTGGTACAATTAACAGACCTTTTATATTTTCTATTTGCAAATGGCGAATGATACAATACAGTATCAAAGATTTACCTGATGCTGTTGGTGATAGCAACAGCAATCGTTTATTACGAACAGCATGAATGAAAGACTTTAATTGATAGTCTCTAATTTCATGTGGTATATTTAATGTTTTAATAAACTCTGTAGCTTCAACAACAGAGTATTCTTCAGTAACATTTACATTTGTATCTATCTCAAATGTATATTTTCTTTCTTCACAAAATTTACCAATATACAAAACAAGACCATGATATATTACCATGGTTCTTAAATCTAATAACCTTATTTTACCATCCCAATACCTTGCTTTAAATGCAGGAGTAAATTGGTGACCAGGCACATAGAAAGTAAAATAATCAGAAAGTTCTTGAGCTATGTTTCTTTCACAATGAACACGAATATAAGCTTCATCAACTTTCTCTAATCTAATATCAAACACCTTGAATAAATCTTTCCCATGCTATAAAATCACGAAGTTGAAATGTTCGTGAATTCAATTCTTTAAGTATACTTTGGCACACATCAACAATTTCCTCATGCAACATCTTCTGTGCAGTCAGTCTGTTTAAATCTTCATCACTCTCAAAGTATGTAGTAATCTCGGATTTCAATACAAACGGAAATGGTTCCCAACCGTGGTGTTGTAGTTGGTCATCATCTAATTTACCAGTATAATATTCCCACTTAACCTTCTTCATTCTGTTATACTTGAACTCAGCCTCTTTCGCAAGCAAACGATGCCGTGAAAGTACATTCAAATACTTACTATGTAATTGGGGTATATTGATTAGTTCTTTGCCAGGTTCTGTTCTATCAATAACAGAATCTTTTGCCCACATATTTAATAATTCATCAAGTTTAGTCATACCAAATCCTCCTAGAAGGAGTATATCACAGTTAAATTATTTTGTCAACATTAAAATAGGAATATCTGAAGGTTGCATCGGCAGTAATGGTTGTATCTGGACTATCAGTTGTAGACATTGGAAATGAAGACACGCTGGTAGGGAATACATCAAAGAATTTAAATCTAAAAATTGGATTATTTGCCGATGAAAGTAATGTTAGAGTTGCATCAGAATATTGTGGTGCAAGACCAGATGCTTGGCGTATGCCAGCAGTTTTACTTAATAGACCTAAATTTTCATACTCTTTAAAGTTTGTTGGAAAAGTCATACCACGAATCCAGTCGTGAACTTCTAACCAAGATTTTAAAGCTTCGTCAACCAAAAAAGTAACATTCAATAAATCATAAATTGCCTTTTCACCTGGTTTATACAAGTCTACGAAAGGTGTATTTTGTGGAATTTCTGATAACGAAATACCAGGTACAGTTACAGTTTGACAAAAATACTGTATATTAGGCAACCTAGAAAAGTTTAATTGAAACTTATTAGGGTGTAAGTAATTTGGATTTTTAGGGTTTCTGTTTAGTGCGCTCATATTGGTATTTATATAGCCAAAAAAAAGAGGCACCGAAGTGCCTCTTTAAGAACTCTCTTTATGGAGTTTTAATTACATGATGTTAGCAATACGGAAACTACGATAGTAGTTGTTTGCTTGAACATTCAATGCGCCAAGACCTTGAGTTGTGCCTTCTGCAAATGGGTTTGCAACGAGGCCGTAACGAGTCTTGAATCCAATTTTTGGTTGGAATGTACCAGTATCAACGGCACGGACCATCTGTAGTGGTACATATGGGCAGTAGAAAATACCTGCGTCATATGCATTGGTACCTTTGTAACCAACAACAGCGAATTCGTTGGTTGAAGATGTTTGTGCATATGGATCAATGTACACTTTGATACGACCGAACATAGTACCAGCAAATGTGTTACCTGTATCGTCAACTGTCAAGTTAACTTGTGACTGCAAAGCAGAGTTGTAGTCAAGGATACCAGCCATCGCAAATGCAGATGCAACATCTGAAGAAACGATGATGATATTACCTTTACCACGACGTGTTGTCTTAGCAATAGTATTAGCTTCACGTTCAATTTGGAAAGCAAGACCTTTAATCTTCTCAACCATCCAACGACCATTAGAATCGGTGTCAAGGTCAAAAGTACCACGAGTAGTTGTACCTGCTTGTGCGCCTAATTTAGCAACACCATAGATTGTACGGATAACTTCACGGTTAATTTCAGCAAGAATCTCAGTAGAGAGAATGTTTGCCAATTCTGTTTCTGCATCTAGACCGTGAACAGCTTTCAAGTCTTGTGCAAGTTCCATTGAGTATTCTGCTTTCAAAGCACGAGTCTTTGCAGTTACAGTAACTTTCTCAATAGAGAATGCCATTTCTTGGAATGTGTTACCAGCGGCACCATCACCCAAAGCTTCAGCAGAACCGGTTGTCATTGCAGCGATTGCAGCAGCGTTACCAGAGAATGTGTTATTAGCAGCAGTATCAACTGGAACTGTCAATGACACTTGTGCGCCTTGACCGTTTGCACCAGCGAAACCAGTGTTTGCTTCGTTGTAGAATGCTTCTGTACCAGCTTGACCAGCATAGCGAGTACGCATTGCGAAAATCAAACCTGTAGGACCAGTCATTGGTTGCACACCGCACACATCATAAGCGATGAGGTTAGGCAACGAACGGCGAACCAAACTGATTAAGATTGGGTCAAAACCGGCTGTTGGGCCTGCAGCAGCAGAACCGCCACCGAAACCGCCTGTACCAGCAAAGTTGGTTGGTGAACCAGCTTCGTAAAGCATACCAGCAGATTTTTGCATTTCAACAGCTTGGTTCTCAAGAACGACAGCAGTTACAGCCTTGCGATATGGGTCTTTAATTGGGGCCATGTCTGGATGATCCAGAACGCCAGCCCATTTTTGTTGTAATGATTCGGACAAATACATAATACTATCTCCTATTTGTTATAGTTTTGTTTTAGAAATTGCTTGTGCGACTGCATTGACAAATGGGTCAGATGACACCTTCTTGTCTTCTACATCGCCTAATTCTTCATGTAGTTGATTTTCATCGGCACGTTTAGTACCAGATGGGAAATAATTCTCACGGATGGTTTCAAGTTTATTTTTATATTCTTCCTCTGTGGAGAACTCAACACTCTCTGCGAGTGATTTGATTTTTTCAACTTGAGTTGCGGTGAGACCTTCGCAAACAACATGAACGATTTCAGTTTTGTGTGATTCAATTAAAGATTTTTTAATTTGAATACCACGCTCTATTTCTTCGTTGAGTGATGACTCTAGTTCTTCAACTTTAGTAGCTAACTCACTAACGAGGTCAATTTTTTCGGCAGGAACATCAATGTAATGTTCTGCAAACAAGTTACGCAAACCTGAAATGAATTCTTCTGTCATCTCAGAACGCAAACCAGATTCAATTGCAATTTGGTTTTCTTCCATCCATTGTTCAATAACATAGTTGAGGTAATCATCAACTTTTTCTGTTAAATCATCTTTGATGGTTTGAACTGCTTCTTCAAGCATGCCAGCGTAATGAGTTTCAATTTCTTCTTCAATTTGTGTAACACGGTCATTAACACGAGCTTCAAAAATTGTAGAGACTTTAGATTTGAAATCTTCTGAGATGGTAGAATCGTCAGCAAAGAGAGCGTCAATATCTTCTTTCATTGCATTTAATCTTTTCTTTGCATTTTTGGCGCCTTGATATCTAGCATCATCTTTATCATCATCTGTTCTACCAAGACTACGAGCTTTATCTGACATATGACCGGCAGATCCTAACGATCCTTGATTTTCAGCTCTACTGCCTTTTAGATATGACCTGAGTGTATTTTTTGACAACTCATCAAGTTGTTCAAATTCTTCAGAGACCATAAACTCTTTTAATTCTTCTAAAGAATAATTTTCAATTTCTTCCATTTTAGCGGAAGCATTTGAAGGTTTTGTTGTTGGTGCTTGAGCATTACCTGGTGCACCATCTGATGGGTTGATTTTAGCAGAATTATCGTCATTCTTATAATTCTGAGGTGTTGGACCACCAGCATCAACTACTTGACCTGGAAGTTTTTCTGGAGGCATAGCTGATGCTGATTTCTTGCTACCTGCAAGAATCTCTGCGGCTGCCTCAAATAATTTGTTTGATGACATTAGGAATCTCCTTATCGTTTCTTATTTATAAAATTAAAGTTTTCTGATGAAATTTTCAAACAGATTGAAAGCAACCTGTTCAATATCTTTGCGTGATGCTTGTTTAATTTGTCTTTTTGCGTTATCTATATCAACTTCAACAAAACGACCTTCTACAAACAACCATTCTTTATTCTCC